AATACATTATGGAGATATAAGAGGGAATGCTTATTCTTTAACATATGAATCATTTTTTAAAACTCAACATAGAAGAGACTTAGAACATGATAGAAATGTATGTGAAGAAGTAATGAAGACTATGGCGTGTGAGAGTAGAGAGGATAATTCGTGGCATAAAATTGATGATGAAAGCCAATATTATATACATTATAATTATGCAGATGAAATATTTAAATGTAGTTCAGGCACAAGATATGTATATCTTAACTGTGCTTATTTTAAACATCCGGAAAAGAATGCGCAATCCTGCCTAGACAAATTACTAGAGAAATATGGAGAGAGTAGACTCAAAGAAATATTTGGTATAAGATGAATAAAAGAACTAGAAAAGAAATAAAACAGATACTATACGAGTGTGTGCTTAAAGGTAATAACATATTTACTATAGAGCATATTTGTAAACAAACAGGTTTGTATCGTAAAACTGTATTGTTTCATCTACCCGATATAATGAAAGAGATTAGATTTAACAATAATTTAGTAAAAACCATTAAGGAGAAAATATGAAGAAAGTAATTGTATTAGCATTAGTATTAATGTGCGCGTGTGCTAGAAATCGTAAACCAAAAGTAGTTTATGAAGATGAAAAGACTATTTGTTATCAAACAGTAGATTATAATATGCTTACACGTGGATTGACTGTAGGAAGGAATTGTTCACCAAAATTAACTAGTAATATTAATAAATAAAGGAAAGCAAAAATGTTAAATAAGAAAGAAAAGAAAGAAGCATTAAAAGTCATTAAAGAGACACGTAAAACTTTTAAAGAAATATCCAAGACTTTAGAAGAAGTTTTAATTGGGATAGACTCTAAGCTAGAAAATCTTCTATCGAAGGTATCAAAGGATAAAATAGAAGATGATTTAGAATTAAAAATTGCTATAAACTATATAATGAAAAAAAGTGCGATAGAATTTGGCGAATGCTTGACAAGGGAATAAGAAATGAGTAAGAAGAAAAGAATGAAAGAAATAGAAGCTAGGATAATAGAGATTATTTTAAGCTGTAAAGATCCAGAAGGAAGATTTACATATGATGAATATGAAAAAAAGCCAGAATATCAAAAATTAAAGAAAGAAGCTAACGAAATAGTTAAAGAAATGATGGATAAGAAATGAAAATATTAAAACAAATCTTTTGTAGACATGCTTTTATTACCGTAGGAACTATAAGAGTAGAAAAAGGAGAAGTTTTTATAAACAGTAAATTTTTTAAATTAAAATCCAAAAGAGTCTTTCTAGAGATATGTTGTAAATGTGACAAATTAAAAATAAGAGTATTAGAGGATAAATGAAAGAAGATTATAAACACTTTAGTAAAGAATGTGAGATAATAGAGTTTAATGACTTAGGTAAATGGCAAGCATGTGAGCACTTTTGTTTAACATGTGGAAAAGCTTTAGCGTCTGTTACTTATGAAGATTTTGACTTAGATAAGTATGAATGTCCTGTATGCAAACGAATAATGAAACGTATGGGTGATGTTGATGGAAATGATGTGTGTTATTTTATATCAAGACTAATGGAAAAAATACATAAAGAAAAGTATGGTTATAAATATGAAACACCAGATAATAAATTAGAGATGTTAATACCAGAAGGATTTATTAAAAAAAAGGAATAAAATGAAAAGTTTAATAGAAGAATTGAAGAATAACTTTATAGTCAAAGAATTAAGCCCTAAGGAGACGCTAGGGAAGGATTATAAGATTTTACGTAGTAATGTATGCAAAACACATGATAGGGCAATCAGGGATCTTCTTAAGAAGATAGGGAAAAGAGGAATTATACTAAAATTGTTTTGTGATCTATTAAGGATAAAAGAGAAACAAATAACTCTACCATATTCACCACCATGTTTTGTAATAGACAATAGAGGTGGGGAATTCACAGCAGTTTTAAATTATATGGAGAAGAAATGATAATAGATAAAATAAGAATATCCTTTTATAAAAAGGGAATGGAAGTTTACAATAAAGAAACAAGTGAAAGATTTTATGTCTTTAAAAGACATATTGATTACATCAAATTTAATGGATCTCCTGGACATGGGGGAATGTGGATCCAATTATTTCCAATAAATAATTCTCATAGTAGAGTATTTGGTGTTGAATATAATGTAGATTCAGAAGAAGAATATAAAAAAGCTTTTAAGAAATGTAACGAATTTTATAAAAAGTTAATAGATTTTATAAATGAATAAAATAAAAGAGATTCAGATTGGAAGAAACTAAGTAATATTAACAATATATAGTTGTTTTTTTATAATTACACACTATATATAGTAAATAAAAATAAAGCGATGTATAATAAAGCTTCTATAATAATAAAAAAGAAATGCCCTAGATGCGGAGAAGTTAAATTGTTATTAGAAGAATATTGGAAAATTTACAAAGATGATGATGAAAAAGAAAGAGTTAGACAATGTTGGTGTAAAAAATGTCAACTAGAATGGAAAAAAAAATGGATAATCAATAATTTAAAATGGTATAAAACTTATAATAAGAATTATTATGAAGAGAACAAAGAAAAAATTCTCAAGGAAAGCATAAAATATTATGAAGAGAATAAAGAAAAAATTTGTGAAAGACATAGAAAATATTATGAAGAGAATAAGGATAAAATGAATGAAAAAAATAGAGAATGGTATTATAAAAATAAAGAAGAAAGAACAAAAAAAATAAAAGAATGGAGAGAGAGAAATAAAGAAAAAATGAAAGAATACCAAAAAGAATGGTACAATAGAATAAAAAATACTGAAGAATTTAAAAAGAAGAAAAGAGAATATGCAAGAAAATGGAGAAAGAAAAATAGAGAACGATCAAACCAATATTCCAGAGAATATTATAGAAGAAAAGTCTTAAATAAATAACAGAGCTTATTTCTAAGCCCCGTTACGTCCAAACACAATGTCAATTTAACTATTAGAACAATACTTTTTACTTGTCAAGTAAATTGTATCAGTTTAAAACATTTTATATATATTCCTGTATCATAATAGGAAATATGTACTAAAATAGAACAATTGATATTATGGATGCATTAAATATAGAACTACCTACAGCGTTTAAAGAATTATTCATAGAAAATAAATACCGTTATAAGATATACTATGGAGGTAGAGGAGGAGCTAAGACTTTGAGCTTTATTGGTGCTTTATTACTTAAGACTATGCAAAGAAAAATGCGTATTCTATGTGTAAGAGAAATACAAAAGTCTATTAAAGACTCAGTATGGAAGAACCTCAAGGATTTTATAGAAGAACACAAATTATTTGATAATAACAAGAAGAATGTTTGGGATGATTGGGATATTACTGATAAATCTATAAGATATAAGAATGGCTCTGAGTTTATATTCTGTGGGTTAAAGAATAATTCAACACAGATAAAGTCTATGGCTAATATAGATATATGTTGGGTAGAAGAAGGACACGCTATAAGTTACTCATCTTTGAAAGTATTATGTCCTACAATTCGTAACGAAGGATCAGAGATATGGTTCTCATTCAATAGAGAGACTGAGAATGATCCAGTATTTGAAAGATTCTGTGTTTCAATAGATGATGATGTTTTAGTAAGAGAAGTAAATTATTACGACAACCCATTCTTTCCTGATGTATTAGAGAAAGATAGATTGAGAGATTTAAAAGCTGTTACTGATGGTAGATTAGATCAAGATGAATACGATCATATATGGCTTGGTAAACCTAAATCATTTATGAATTCTTCTTATTATGGTAAATGTATTCGTAAGGCAGAAAAGGAGCAAAGAATATGTAAGGGTGTATTTGATGAGACATTAAAAGTACATACAGTATGGGATTTAGGTATGGCAGATGCAATGTCTATTTGGTTCTTCCAATTATATGGTATGGAGATAAGATTAATTGATTATTATGAGAACAGCGGAGAAGGAATCCAATTTTATGTGGACATCTTGAATGGAAAAGAGTATAGATGGGGAGACCATTTTGCGCCACATGATATCAAAGTAAAAGAACTAGGAACAGGACAAAGTAGACTGGAAGTAGCTAGTAGATTAGGTCTTGACTTTAATGTTTTGCCTCCATACAATATAAGTGACGGCATACAGTTAGTTCGATCTAACTTCCATAGATGTTATTTTGATTCGGAAAAGACATCATTGGGTCTTAAATGCCTCAAAAACTACAGGAAAGAGTACGACGAAAAACGTGCTTGCTACAAGGAAAAACCCTATCATGACTGGACTTCACACGCATCAGATGCATTCAGATATTTAATGCATGCTGCTACTTATATAAGTCCTATTAGCGGTTACCACAAATCAGAAAGCGAATTTTATGACGATTACATAAGGGAGAGTAAACCCTTTGATAATCAATGTAACAAAATAACAGGATATTAAATGGACGAGAAAGAATCTAGTATGATTAATGATCGTATTTCAAAGAAGACAACAGAGCAACTTCTTGGTGAGAAATACAATAAAGCTTCATTATTTAATAAGAAAGAACGAGAAAAAATAGCTGATAAAGTTATAGATACATATGATACTGACAAGATCAGTAGAAAAGATCGTGAAACGAAATGGAAAGACATCCTTGAAATAATTCAAGAACAAAAAGTAGGAGATAAAACAAACAAAGGTTCCGTTCCTTCTAAGAGATCTAAAGTTATCTATCCTTTAATCAAACAAGCATGTAAAAGTTGGGCTGCAGAGGCCTATCCTTTGATGATTCAAGACGGTAATATAGTAAAAGCTAAAGCAATTGGCAATGATGATGGTAAAATAACTATTAATGAAATAACTAAACAACCTATATTAAACCCTGAAACTCAACAGCCTGTATATTCAGTAACTCCAGGTAAAAAAGTTGCCAAAGCAGCTAGAAGAGTAGAATTTGATAATTTTATAATCTTGAATGAAATAGAGGGATATGAGAAAGGTTCAGACGAACTCTTATATAGACTACCTATGTATGGTACATACTTTAAAAAGGTCTACTATTGTAGAGGAGAAGAAAAAGCTAAGATAGATATATTATTCCCACAAGATATAATAGTTAATGAGAATGCATTAGATAATAAGTACACTGTATATTCACAAAAATTATATATTAACTACAATGATATAATCTCTAAACAGAAAAGTGGTATATTCTTAGATATTTCATTAGAAGATGTCTTAGAAGATACAGTTGAAGAAGATACTTCAGTAAAGAAAACACAATCAGATTTTGCAGATAAGAAAGAATCACCTCAATTGTTTATTGAACAACATAGATGGCTTGATTTAGATGGAGACGGCTTTTTAGAACCTTATATAGTAATAGTCCATAAAGATTCTAAGAAATTGTTTGGTATATATCCGAGATACACGCAAGAAGACATTAAATATAAAGATAAAAAGATTATAGATATAAAGGCACGTGATTTCTTTGTTAAGTATGATTTCTTTCCATCTTCAGATGGAGCTTTCTATTCAGATGGTCTTGGAGACTTGTTATTCCATACAAACAACATAGTTGACACACTATTAAATCAATTAGTAGATGCTGGTACTCTAGCCAATAGAAGTGGTGGTTTTGTAAGTAAATCTCTAAAGAGAAGAGCGGGTGATATTAATCTAGCAATAGGAGAATGGAAGTTTATTGAGACATTCGGAATAAATATGAAAGATACCATATTACCGATTGATCACAAAGAACCATCAGTAGTTTTATTTAGTTTATTACAGTTTATCTTACAAGGAGCTAAGGAATTAGCTGGAGCGCAACCATCATTAGGAGAGAATCCAGGGAATATTGCTCCAATGACTATGATGGCTATCCAACAACAAGGAGCTAGAGAATTTAAAGCTGTATATAAGAGAGTATATAGAAGCTTAAAGAAAGAGATTTTATTAGTAGAAGACATCATAAGAGATAACATAGATGACATTTTCTCTAAGATGTATGGCAGAGTATTAGATGATAAAGACGCTAACTTCAAAAAAGATTATAATAATAAAGACTATGATATAATCCCAGTAGCAGATTCTCAAATGGTTACTAGTTACGAGAAGAATGCAAAAGTAAGCTTTATGATGAATTTAACACAGAATCCTGTATTTATACCATACTTAAAAATACCGAAGATATTAAGAGATGTTTTAACCGTTATAAACTATTCTGATATTAATGACGTAATACAAATACCTCCTCCTGCTCAACCAGATCCAATGATTCAATTGAAAACACAAGAATTACAATTGAAAGCAAAACAAATTGAAGCTGAGGGTGCGTTGAAACTTGAAACTATAAAGAGTGAAAGGATGAGGATAGAGCTTGCTAACCTTAAACAGAGACTAGAGATGGCTGAAGGCGCGTTAAAAGCTAAGGAATTAGATTATACTCTAGCTTCGAAAGAAGCAGATATTGAGAACACTGTTGCAGGTTCGATATTAAAATATGCTCAAGCTAATAAAGCAAATGCAGAAGCAGGTCAAGATACAAAACAAACAGAACAAGATGTAGAAAATTTGTTTGAACCAGGAACAACGAATTAAGTTATGACAAAATATTTGACTCTTGAGGAATTGTATAAAGATTTTGAGAGAGAAGACTATTTATTGAAAGTTAAGGAATGTAGAAGAATGTATTGTTCAACAGACGATAAGGAGGAAAGGAAAGAAATAGAAAGAGAAAGTATGAAATATTATTATAGAGCTAATAAGAGACAGGATAAATATACTTATTTTTTATAAACTAATAGGAAAAAACTATGACTGAGGTAATAAACAATCAAACTTTTCATGATTGGAAACAACACGATTGCACAAAGGCTTTAATTAATCTAATTAAAGATTCAATAGAGATTGACGAGACATCAATTATGGTACATGTAAAATCAAATGAAATAATCAATACTGATGTATTAAACTGCTACAAAGGCGGTTTAAAAAATCTACATGAGATATTAATGTCAATACAAGATAAACTAAAATTAGAACTATATTTAAATGATAAAGAGGTAGAGAATGCTTCTAAAGAATAAATCACGGATAATCTTAAAAAACATACAGATAAAGAGTATAGGAAAAGCCAAATTACTTGCTGCTGCTTTAGACATAATAGAGAAAGAATGTGGGATACATGAGGTGTTAATAAGTATAGATAATTCTTTTATATGCCCTGACATAGACCTAAGAGAATTAGGAGAAACAGCAATGGAGAATTGTTTATTAGATATTATTAATAATAAAAGGTAAAAAACTATGACTGAATTAAAAGTAACTACTGAAGAAAATATCCCTACTTGTGACGAAGTATTAGAAGGGGCCAAAGGAAGACTAGAATCTGTTCTTGTTATTGGAATTGATAAAGAAGGAAAAAAAGAAGGATACTACGCTGGTACAACTTCAGATAATGAGAAAATCTTATCTATGATTGATGGATTTAAGAATTATCTAAAGGAGTGTAAAACAAATGTTTAAGAATCATAACCTATTCAACCCAGACAAACATATCATGTTAAATGAAAGGATCTTACTTAAGATTCCAATCATATCTGACAAGATAGGATCTATTATTATGGCTGATGAAACATATAGAACAGAACAAAGAGAAGTAATAAAAGGTGAGCTAATATCATTTAGCGAAGATGCTTTTAAAGATTGGAAAGTAAGACCGGAAAAGGGTGATACGGTTTACTTCCATTTATACGCCGGTAGGGTGCTATATGACGAAAACGATAACATTTATCGTAATATGTCGTCAGATGATCTTACAGGCTTCGAAAAAGCTTAAGAAACGTCCAAAGTCCAATGTCATTATTATATTTTTAACAAAATAGTAAAACTATGACTGAGGAAAAAAAAGTAGAGGAAAATTTAGATACTGCTGCTCTTACGGAGAAAGTAGTTGATAAAGCTCCTGAAAC